TCTTCTTAAAAGCTATCTGCATTAAAAACCTCCTTTCAGGCCATCCAATATCTCTGACAAACTAGGACGTTTGTCTTTCTTCTCGTAAAGACAACTAAACACTTTAGGGCACTCAGAAAAACTTTTTGTAGGGTAATGATAACCCAAACCTCCATATCCCGCTGTAAACCTGTATACACAAACTTTTTGATCGTTTGCATCTGTAAACCTCTTCCACAAGTGGCACTGCACATGAGTCGGGTTAGCAACCCCCGCAAGCGTTACTGATAGTATTAACGCATTTATCATTGGGTAGCCAACATTATTAAATACATACCGCCCCCTAACATACACAGTATACCCAAACTTAACCCACCTATAGCCATGTTATTCTGTATCTGGCGTTTGGCTTCCATAGCCTTATATACAGTCTCTTCTCGTTCAGCACGTATCTTACGGCGCATACCCAGCATCTCGTCGTAAGTCCCCAAGCCAAACCTGTAATCCAGCATGAACTTAATTTCTTTTTCTTTTTCTATTAAAGTTTTTTTGCGGATTACAATATCCATAGCTTCTTGCTCTATGTTATCGGTTCCGTGGGTCTTCTTATCCAACCATGTTGGATTTTTACGTTGAGTCTCTGCCCTACTTATATCCGCAACGGCGCAATACCATTGTCCAAGCTGCTTGCTAACATCCTGCATCTCACGACCAGCACCGACTAACATCTTCACGCCTTTAAACGCTGCGTTAGCTGCTGCAAAAGCTGTAACAGGGTCAATCATAAACCTTCACCTTACTAGGATCGACTGATTTAGGTACACAGTAAGCTGTACCGTAATCTTTTGTTTCGGGATACCCGAAGCGCCTAACTAAGTGTTCAGCGTACCAATTACATATATCTAATCTTTTAAAATATAAATCACTACTTATTGCCGCACGTTCTGATCCTATGCCTATATATAGTATAAGAACAAAAACGTGTACCACATGCTTACCCCATCCTACTCAAAATAGTAAGCAGCATAATAATTGTTGCACCAGATGTAGCTATAAGCACAGTTTCAAGTCGCTTAATCCTAGTAAATACTTCCTTAAATTGGATTCTTACCTCTGTCTGCAAAGCAACTACATCCTTTTCTAAAGCGGAAACGCGCTCATTTATATCTAACATTAATTAACCTCAACCCAAGTCGTTGTTTCTTCGTTCCACTCATAATCTTTGCCATCATTTGGATACGGGACAGGTGAATGCCATAAACAAGACGTTTCGTTTAATGTCCAACTTGGGTAAGGCTGTGGCGTATAAAAAGCATCACGTGTGCTGTCATATATGTAGCCTGTACCAGCATAGTTTTTACGTAAGGGTGTGCCGCCTAAAGTATGTTGACCACCGTGAGTATTGTAGGAAGTTTGCACCCAAGTACCCGCTTGAGCATCAATAAAGTCTTGCTCCGCCACGATTACATTAGTGACGATTTTATTTTCAACTTTTGCGTAATGTCCCATTTTTACCTACTGAAATTTATATCTAATTATAACTACGCCAGAGCCACCGCTAGGTGCAGCCGTACCGCCAGTCCCACCAGCACCGCCACCTGTGTTTACTGTCCCATCTGTATTAGGTCCGCCACCTCCACCAGAACCCGGTGAGCCATTACTACGTCCAGCTCCACCACCAGCTAGTGTGACAGAAGCCCCAGTAATGGAAGATGCAAGTCCATCACCACCATTTTTACTGCTACCCGCAGCGCCAGCACCACCGCCACCTCCACCGCTTGAGAGTTGGCCTCCAGCATTTCCTTGGCCTGCAGTTCCAGAGGACAAAGCACCCGCAGTCCCACCACCACCAGAGCCTCCATTTAAACCAGACGAAGTTCCACCAGTGCTGCTACTAAACCCCCCGCCACCTCCGCCAATTGCGTTAATAGAATTAAAAACAGAGTTTACTCCGCTGGAGCCGTTGCCATAATTAGGTGACGCAGATGCAGAATACCCAGCACCGCCAGCACCGACAGTGACAGTAATATCACCCGTGCTGGTTATACCCGTATAATTTTCAAGGTATAATCGTCCTCCAGCACCGCCACCACAGGAGTTGGGCCGACCAGCACCTCCACCACCTGCAATAATTAAGTAATCTAACTCTGCTGTGGATGGGTCTGGCGGCACTTTAGTGACAGCGAATGTACCGCTAGAGGTAAATGAATGAACTTTATAGTCACCGTCCGTTGTAACGGTACCTCCTGTTGCCTCATAGAATGCACTTGCGGAACTAGCCACCGTGCCAAAACCTAAAACCTGATAACCAAAACTCATTGCTCAACCTCACGCATCATTAGCCGCATCGGTGGTAAAGAACAGTTTGATGCCAAGCAAACGAGACACTCCAGTAAACGTATCGCCAGTTGCATCAGCATCCCTAAAGATTTGGAAGTACGTTTGCGTATCAACCGCTGCATTAGTAATAGTAACTGCGCTGCTTGCGGGAGAAACCTGCTGATCTTCTACAGTACCTATCCCGGCGTCTGTAACTGTAACGGCAGTACCAAACGCAACATCTATAGTTGCACCATCGGCAACCGAGACGCCCTGCAAACCCCAAATGCAATCTCCAGTGTTCGTTGTGCTCGGCGTCCAAAATACTTGAAATGTAATTGCGCCTTCGTTCCAAGATTTGGGAAACGATATAGAAAACTGAGCAAAGTCATCAGCATCGGCTGCAAAATCTAAGACTTTTATATCAGGGCGCAGTGCTGTTGTTTCAACTTGAGTAAGGTCGCTACAAGGGTTAGTCGTGCTAGGATACATTGCAGCGGCAGGAACCCAAATAGTTTCTAAGCCAGCTTGCTTTAGCCCCGGTGCAGTAACAGTCCCTGTAGCCGTTAAGTTGCGGATTGCGGTAACGTCTTTATTACCGTCAGCAGTAAGGACTTTGTTGGCCTCTGTGGTGCCGTTGGCTAAAGCTTTATCCGTTAGGTTTAGGTCCGCGATAGACGCGCCAATACCTGAGATAATTCCAGAGCCTTTGCTGCCAATATATCCTGCCATCTAACTAATCCCGTAAAGTTTAATTGTTCCTGATGCTAAGTTACCAACGGCAGCATAAAACTGTACGCCTGTAACTGCTCTATCACTACCAGATACGCCAACAGGCTCGTAGGCAAAGGTATGGCGCATAGTGTAAGCTACACCGCTGACCGGGCTAATGGCAGTTCCAAACCCTTTGGTGCTGTTTGTTGTTCCTGCGGGATCAAAAATATCAAGGGTGATTAAAGCTGCGTCTGGTGCTGCATCCTCAGTTGCTGTAGTTAAATTAAGGGCAGTTGAGTAAGTTGAGGACTGTTGGACGGTTGCGCTTGTTGAGGTACTGTGCGCTTTTATATTCGCAAACCTGTAATTACCGGCAGTGGTATCAATACTACCCCCAGATTTAAAGCGTATGTAAGCGGCATGGGTTGTAGATGAAGCAATTAACAAGTCTGTAATAACAAATTGATAACGGTCATAAGTATTATCCAGACCCTCAACTAGTACAGTAGCATTATCGGATATAGTGGTCGTTGAAATTAAAGTCCTGTAAGAAATAGCACCAGCAGCCCAACTCAAATCTGTGCCGTCAGAAGTTAGAACCGTTGAAGCACCGCCAGCAGTTAGCGCAGAAGCCACACCCGACGAGTCACCTACCTGTATAGCGCCTCTAGCCAACGCACCTGTAACACTGCCAGTAACGGAAAGATTTGTACTACCATCAGGAATTGACGCCACCGTAGCGTTGGCACCGTTTTTAATTACAACATCTGTACTACTGCCATCACCCGCAAGGACCAATCCATCAGTTGCGGTGTTGGTAATAGAGCTTGTCGAAAACCCTGCTAAATCTCTAGCTTTGGTCATATCTTACTCCTGCCATCTTATAACCTCCTAAGTAGGTTTAGTAGGCCATGTGATGCTGTTTGGGAAACCAGACTGTGCTGGAACGTCCCGCAACCCCTGCCTGTACGTTGTCCACGCGCTTGCCATTGTCACGTCAGAGTTAGCCATCCAATCACAGGCGGCTAACCTGTTATCACGGTCCTCGCGCACTGCTGCAGCGGCCCTGTCGTTAGCCCCCGCAGCCCATGCCGCTTCCTCTGCATCACGAGCTATTTCCTCGTCTGCTGTGAACTGAACACGCTCACCATTTATGTTGTGAAATCTTGGCATGTTAGCCTCCTATGATTTTTTAATTCCGTACATCAGAATGGTTCCAGAAGCTATGTTTCCGCTTGCAAACTTGAACCTGATTGCATTTGTAACTTCGTCAACTATGTGAGCAGAACCCGTACCCCCACCGTAACCGAACGCTCCCGTGCTTTTTGTCCAAGTCATATCGTTTACAGAACTTGTAAACTTAGCACTTCCGGCATTATAAATATGAAAAATTCCGTTTAACCCAGTGTAACCAGATGCGTTACCGACACTGGCTCCCGTGTAAAAAGATGTAACGGCGGTGGTGTTTAATTTATAATTTGAGCCAGTATCGTAGGTTGAACCTCCGTCTGCACTAGCATGCACTTCTAGCAGGACGTTGTCTGTAGCTGGTTTAACATTCACGGGTACAAACTGATAATTGTTGTATTTAGAATCATCAAACTGAGTAAATGCAAAGTCTGCAGCGTTAGATAAAGCACCAGAAGATGCAATAAATTCCAGAGAACCACCAGCCGCAGCCGCAGCCCAACTCAAATCTGTGCCGTCAGAAGTTAGAACCGTTGAAGCACCGCCAGCCGCTAGTCGCGCGGTTGCTCCGCTTGCATTGCCATACAAAATTGATCCGCGCGTAATTGCGTTTAGTTGATTAAGCTCTGCGGTACTAAGAGTAGCGCCAGTTAGTTTGTTAAGCTCTGCAGCAGTGCTAGTAACGCCAAGATTGGTTATCGCAGTGGGCGCATCAACCAAATCTGACAAATTATTAGCAGCTTGCAAGCCCCCTAAAGTAACTTCAAAAGAGGTAAACGACACAAT